TTGGCCTGCATACTTTGCCAAGATGATTGAGTATGCTCTGGGCATGGACTTTGCTCCTTCCATTCGTGACAGTGCCGCCTCCATGGAGTTGCTAGCTAACCAATATCTAAACGCCAGCCGTATGGCTCGTTACACTGATTCACAGCAACACCCCCAAACAGCAATTCAGGATCGACCATTTATTAACGTGAGGTACTAATGGCTTTTGATTTTAATAACTTTAGCCGACATGGTGGTAGCACTACAGCTCCATCTTGGTGGACTTACCACACGACTGACGCATGGGATGACATTCTCCCTGATAACTATTTTGGAGAGGCGTTTGGGTCTTTGAACGTAAATGACTTTATTCTTGTAAGGTCTATTGCTAACACCTTTATGTTGCGTGTAACTGCTGTTTCTCAGGATACAGTTGCAATAGTAAGAGACACGATGACTGCTCCTAACATTGGTAGTGCAACCTTTACTGCCAGCGTTACTCAGGTTGCTACCGACCCAGATACGGCTTATCAGGTTCCTTGGGACTTGGCTGTTGAGAATGGTTCAATTAAGCGTAATGTCTCAGATAACACCAAGATTGAGTTTACTGAGGCCGGTACTTATTTGGTTCAAGGCAACTTGCAGATCAAGTCTTCTTCAGCATCCGCAAAGACGTTTTACTTTTTCCCAACTATCAATGGCGCAAGTAATACAAAGTCAGTTCGATCAGGACTTAAAGATAATAATGTTTTTGGTACTCTTGGAGTATCTGCTGCTTTGGAATTAAGTGCTGGTGATTATATTCAGGCTAACTGGGCAGTTAGTGATGTTGATGGTTGGCTAGATGCTTCTGCTGCAACTTCATTTGCTCCAAGCTCTTACGCTGCACAAATTTCTATTATAAGGGTCTAATATGCCTAAGTCACAATTTCAGCAAACCAGCTTTGCCAGTGGTGAGCTGTCACCATTACTTAAAGGCCGTACCGATCTTGAGCAATACTACAAGGGCGCACAGCAAGCCGAAGGTGTTGTTATTGTTCCCCAAGGTGGCGTTAAGCGTAGACCTGGATTAGAGCATATTGATGCCGTCCTAAGCCCTTTGGTTCGTCAGACTGCTGTTACTCCAAGTATGCCTAATGGTGGAACTGGCAGCGCTATAAATGATGGTGATCCTTTAACGGGAGCATCGACCAGCTATAGTGTTGCTTCTGACCCTTTCGTTGTTGCTCAATATGACTTTGATTCTTATGTTCCTGAATTTATTTCTGTTGAGAATGCATTCCTAACAAAGCAAAATACTACAGCAGATATAAGTAAAACACTGACATTGCAGTATTCATCCGATGGAGCAGCATGGAGTGATTGGGAAACCTTTTCAATTTCAAGTGACCCTGGGATTGGTGGTGTTAGCAAGCGTTATGATGTCACATCACTTTCTGATGCCAACAATCGTTATTGGCGAATTATTACCAATCTAGGAAATACGGCAGATTATAAGGTTAACATTGGTGAGTTTAATGCTCATCAAGCATCAGGAGCAAACATTCCTCCAAAGGTTTTTGAGTGGCAGTACGCGCCAGACCACAGTTTTGTTTGTGTCTTAACGCAATACAACCTGCGTATTTACCGCACACCGTATTTAGGTGTTAGTACAACAGATTATGTTGCTGACATTCCAATGCCCTACACTGGAGCTTTTGCGGTTGCTGGCTCTCAAGTGGATCAGGTTAGGGTTGCACAGACAGAAAACGTAATGCTTCTGTTTCAAGAGGACAACTACCCCTACAAGATTGTGTTCGATGGTACTGATGGGACCAATGCTTTTGAAAGCAACATTCAGACTTTTATTAATATACCTCAGTATGACTACAATGATGCGTCTAGCCCTACACCTGTAGCTGCTGTTCAAGTAGCAACCTTTAGTGGGTTTGATGGCGGCCAGCAATATCAGGTCAGCGTTGATGGTGTACTAAGTAAAGATATTACCTATGCTGGTGATGGCAATGCTGATGAGCGAAATGCAACAGCTGCTAGCCTTGCAAGTGCTTTGCAGGACATGCCTGTATTTGGGTTTACTGGAGTTAGTGTAGAAAGAACTGGTACTCATGCGTATACAATTACTATGTCTGGAGAGTCTGCTAATAGCTATGGATTGTTTTCAGGTTTTCCAACTAGCGGTTCAACAAACGATACTATTGGATTTGCGCTAACCACTACAGGGACTCCAAGAACAGAAGATGTATGGAGTGCAACTAGAGGCTTCCCAAAGATAGGTGTATTTAATGAGGGTCGCCTGTGGCTTGGTGGAACTAAGTCTAAGCCGCAAAGCATATTGGCAAGCAGGTCTGGCGCTTTTTTTGATTTCTATTCCAAGAAGGGTGATGACGATGAAGGCATCTTTGTCACTATTGATTCTCGTGAACTGACAAACATTGTTGATATTAACCCTGATCGCGGATTGCAGATATTCTGTTCTGGAGCTGAGTTCCTGCTGAAAGGTGCTACACCATCGACTATTGAGATTATTGCTCAAACACAGCATGGTTCATATCCTTTAGAGGTTCAGTCTATTGATGGTGCCGCTTTGTTTGTTGATAAGAATGGTAGAACTTTGCGTCAATACTTGTTTAGCTTTAACGAGGACGCTTATACATCTAATGACATATCTGTCTTGTCTTCACAGTTAATTAGCAATCCAAAAGACATGGCAATATTAAAAGGCTCTACAACAGAAGACGCAAACTGGTTATTTATTATTAATGAAGATGGTAACGCTGGCGTACTCAACACCATGCGGAATCAAGACATTAATGGATTTACGCGATGGACAGCCCCTACCGGCAATGTGCTGGACTCTTGCTGTACCGTTGATAATAATCTTTATGCTGTAACAAAAAGAACTTTTGGTTTGAGTGGCTCGTCTTTTTTAGAAAGGTGGAGCTTTGATAGTCTTCTTGATGCAAGTGTTAAACAGACTGTAACAGCTACCGGTAGTGACGTTATTGTTGCCGTAGGAACGCATTTAAATGATTATACTGTAAGTGTTTTAGCTGATGGCGATGTCTTGCCTGATCGCGTATGTACTTCAGGTAACATTACTATTACTGCCGCAGAGCTAGAGGGCTTTAGTACCAGAAGTCTTGAGGTAGGATTAAACTTTAACGTAAAGGTTAAAGGTATGCCACTTAACACTAATGCTGGTACTCGCGGTGGTCAGAATGTAATGAAGCGCAAGAAGATTACCAACATCAACCTGCGAGTGTATGAGAGTGCTGGCATCTATATTGATGGCAATGCTGTTCCAATTAGAAAGTTTGGCGAGGCTCCAGATACTCCACTCAATACCCCCTTTGTACCTAGAACTGGTATTATAGAAGACGACAATGGTGGCAATGGCTGGCTAACAGAGGTAGTTCCAGAGATTACAGTACCTGATGCTACGCCATTTCACTTACAAGCAATTCAATATGAAGTAGAATCATCATAAGAGGTTAACATGGCATTTCCATTAATAGCGGCTTTAATGTTTGGCGGTACTGTTGCTCAGGCTTACGGTCAAGTACAGTCAGGTAAGGCCCAAGAGCAAGCAATTAAGGCTCAAGCAGAGCAAGAACGTCTAGCCGCTGAGAGTCGTGAGCTAGAGCGTCAGAAAAAACTTAATGCAGCTCAAGCAGCTAACATTGTTGCTTTGGGGTTATCTGGAACAAAAGCCGAAGGAACTCCTGCAAGCATTGCCTTGGAGAGTGCCAAACAGGTTGGATTAAGCGAAGGCGTAATAGGACTAGGTGAACGGCTTGCTTATTCTCAAAGACAGCGAGAGGCTTCCGCTGCTAGAACAGCAGGTGAATATGCTGCTGCTGGCACACTTTTGTCTGGTGCAACTAAAGCATATCAAGCGTCTTAATAGGGAACAATAATGGCTAAACAACAAAGAATTGGTTTTTACGGCAAGTTTACTCCTACTGCCCTAGATACGTCTGAATCTGACAAAATGCGCGCATTGGCTGGTTTAAGCCAACAGGTAGCAGAAACTACCTTAGCTGTAGGCAAGCCCATGATTGAGGCTGAGAGGGTGAAGCAAGCAGAAATTGCTAGTGCTGAGACAGGAACTATTGACCCTGAAACTGGTGAGCTAAGAGGCCCAGCAGAAGAGGTTGCTGCCTACAAGTTTGGTGCAGCTCAGGCCAACGCTGTTATGCGTAACACCTATGAGTCTAATGTATCAGTGGAGATGAACAACATTGTTGACTCTGCCGCTGCTGAGTTCCCTGATGACATTGTGGGCTATCAGAACAAAGTCCAATCCGCGATGGAAGGTCTTATTGGTGCTATGCCAGAAGAGTACAGGGGTCAGGCCGAAAACCTATA